TATCTTCTCTTAATGCTTTTTCTTGGTTTTCCAAGATGACAGTAGTAACAGCTCGTCTGTATGCATCATCGATTTTTGGTAATTCGGGATGCTCTAGGACTGGCTGCCACTTTTCTTGTAAGTTTTGTGTTTGAAACATTAGTTTCTCCTTCTTATATTCTTACTATTTATTATTTTGCACTATTTACTGTTCTGCCGATAGCAGTCATGTAAGCTGCCATTGAACTATCTTCAGTAATGTCCTGTACAGCGGTGCCAGTTTCTACGTCATTATCAGTATTTTCGTTAATCACTTGTGTTTTTGGGAAGTATGATTCTTTAAGAGTATTTAACTTTTCAGCATAAACAGTCTCTTCGGTGAATTCTACATCTTGAACTAGTGATTCGAACTTTTCAATCTCTGTGCTGGTTAAATCAGATGAAACATCTTTTAAAACCTTTTCCTGAACCAGAGAACCTTCAGCCTTCTTCGCCTCAACTACTTGAGTGATTGTTGCTTCTAGTTTTTCTTCTAGTTTAGAAATTTTTTCAGCTTGTGCCTCTAAGATATCGTACTTGTCGTCTGGCACATCAATGTAATGGTCTTCGAACAGAGTTTTTAAACCAGAGATGAAATCTTCTGCAATCTCGCCTTTAAGTCCACGCTCAAGAGCAAGTTCGTTTTCTTTCATCCACTCTTCAACAACATAGTTTAAGTAGTTATCTACTTTTTCTGTTAGTGAAGTTCTTACATCAGCAACTTCTTCGATTAATTCAGATTTATATTCTTCTTCTAATCTCTTAATCTCTTCTCTAATCTTGCTTTTTACAGCAGTTTCAAAGATTGTTGCAGCTTTTACTTTAAATTCTTCAGAGAGATTTGTGTCAGCACCTAAAAGAGCATCTACATGTTCTTTTACATTAACAGATTTTAATCTTTCTTCAGTCTTAGCATCTTTTTCTTCGTCTTTAGCGCCGTGAGCCATTTCTGAATTGTATGCTGCGTGTAGTTTTTCCATTTTGTCTTTTGACATTTTGGACATACCATCTTGCATTTCTTTATACATTTCGTCTTTGGTTTTGTGCATTGCAGCCTTCATGTATTGAGCGTATAATTCAGCCATGTCGTCTTTTTTCATAGACTTCATTGCTTTAATCATAGTTTCTTTCATTTTATCAGGCGTCATTTGCTCATCAGTCTCATCTGCTTCATCCTCGTCAGAATCTTTGGACATATCATCGTCATTGTCCTTTTCTTCTTCTTCTTTTAACTTGGGTGTTGCATCAGCTTTACCGGCCCCTTTTTTAGCAGGGTCGCTTGAAACTTCTTTCGTTGATTTACCTGCAGCTACAGACGCATCACCAACTTCGGCTGGTTTTGCACCTTTTTCTACTTTAGTTTTACCATCAGATACAGAATCAGCCTTTTCAGCTGGAGCTGCACCTTTTTTAGGAGCATCAGCACCATTGGCTTCTTCAAGTTCAGCCAAAACTTCCGCTTCTAGTTCCTCAATGGTTTTGTCTAATTCATTAGCCATGGGATTGTCTCCTTTAGTTTTATTTATACATCATTATTTATAAATTAAAGCATTTTAAGGAACTTTGCAAACTCTAGTGCTTGTTCCTTATTTTGTCTTGCTCTAACTTTTTGTTCAATTCTTTCTTTCATTTCGAAAACTTGTGCCTCGATTAGTGAACCGTGGTTCCAAACCCATTCTTTTCCTTCCATAATGCCCTCTACGAAAGCGGAAGGTGCTGACGGGTCAGCCACAATATCACCTGCTGTTGCAAGTTTGAAATCACTTCTCACATAATTCACACCACCTTTTTGGTCTAAACTACCCATGCCTCTTGATGAAACGCCGAGTGTAGCACCCTCGTCCATAAGATTCTTTACAATTTCACCCATTGGGGTTGACATAATCTTTGCCTCCCCTATGAAGTTATCACCTTCAGCCTTTAAACTTGTAATCATATGTGATACTCTGTCTAAATTGACTGTTGGTCCTTCTGGGTGTCCTAACTCTCCGAATGCTCTTTTCTTTTGAACATATTCCTCGTTGTAGGATTTAACTTCTTTCATAAGTATATCTTTTGGATATACTCGGCCATTTCTATTCTTTAAATTGGCCTGCATGAAGATTCCTTTTATTTTATAGTCCTTTTTACCATCTTCTTTTTCTTCAATAAGATAGTTTTGGGCACTAAAATCGTTTGCTTCTGTAATTAATTTGACTATATTCATTAGCTTATATTATCGAAACCCGATACCTTTCTACATTTTAAGATGATAAATCCGACACATGCACTATCATTTTCATAGAAAATATCACCAGTGATACCACTACCAGCGTTGTTTGGTATTGACGGCAGTTGTTGACTACCGACATTATAACTACCGTTACCATTTAAAGTAAGTGCAGTTATATTTGATGATGCATCAAATTCTATTTCTGTTACGGAACTAACTGACCACTGACAAGCTACAATTGAAAGTCTTGGATTAGTTGAAGCTCCAGCTAATTCAGACGCATCAACAATTTTTGTTGCAGTTCCATTTGTGCCTGTAATTGTTGTTTTTATAATGTATTCAAAATCTGAATCCACTAATTCCTGTGTTGTATAAGCCATCAGTTACTCCTTAAATACCCATTGCTTCTTTTTCAAAGTAATCGTATAACTGTTTTTCAGACACACGATTCCTTTTAGAGACATCGGATATTGCTTTTTCAAAATTATTTAGGAAATTTGAACCTTTAGTGTCCAATTTATTGAATAATTCATCTACTGCCTTTTTCATCTTAGGCGAAAGTTTCTTATAAGACTTAGTTTTCTTATGTTCGTCTTTTTCAGTAATTGAACTATAAATGTCTTCAAATTTCTTAGCCATCCGTTTTTTCTGTTTCTGTCTCTGATTCTGTTGTTTCTGTACTATCAGGCAAATGGTCTTTTACAAAAGATTTTGCAACTTCTACTTTTTTACCTTCAAGTGAATCTGCCATTTTAGCCTTCATTGCGTTTTTAAATGCATCTTCAGCGTCAAGTGTCCTACCATCTGCTAATGCATCAATTACATCTTTACTGCTCATCGTCATCTCCTATTTCATCATCTTCTTCTGGTCCTTTAAGTGGTTCATTATTGATACCATCATTAGGTCCCAAATTCACTCCACCGTCTTCAGGGTCGATTCCAGCCTCATTGTTTATTCCTTTTCGCATTTCTTCTATTTCATAATCAGTCATCTTTAGAACATTTTTAGATACCCACTCTTTCGAGAAGAATGTTCCAATGTAACTTTCTACTTGTCCAAGCATGTCTAATTTTTCTCTTAATAATTCTGCGTCTTTTAATTCAGCAAAATGACCATCTTGCATAAAGTCATATTGTATATGCTCTTTAATCTGTGGCCACTCATTAATATTTATGACACCTTTTAAAACTAATTGTGTTTTTAATATATCATTAAATAATGGTGTGAATTTCTTTCTAATTCTTTGAACAAATTTTGTAAACTTTAATTCATCCCTAGTAATTTCTGTTGAACGACCTAAAGAAAAGTTTTGTTCTGCTTCTAATCTTGAAATAGGAACATTCAAAGAACGATAAAGTTTTCTTTGGAAATAAATGATATCATCTATTTCACCTAGATTTGAACCACCGGGTAATGTTGATATCTCTGTTCCTCTTCCACCTTCTCGTCTTGGTAACCAGAAGTCTTCGAGCATTGACATGTGATTTCTGTCATCTCTAATTTCACCAGTCTTTGCATCGTAAACTAATTTGTTACGATATCTTTGCATAACATCTTTTAGATATTGTTCTGCTTTTACTTTTGGAAGATTACCTACATCAATGTAAAATATTCTTCTTTCTGGTGCTCTTGATATTCTGTAAATAACTAGAGAATCTTCAATCATTCTTAATTGATTGACAGGTTTAATTGCTTTTTGTAAGTATGATAAAACAACATTTTTGTTTGCATCAACTAAACCAGAAGGTACATAAGTTACTGCATCAGGTGAAATACGAATACCTTGAGTACCATTTAAGTTTACACCTTTTTCGTTGTAAACATAATAGTCAGCAGTTGAACCAATTAAGTCTGGGCCTGTGCCTCTATTTGGTTTCTTTTTTATTTCTTTAACTTTTTTGATTTTTCTTGGGTCTATGTATCTAAGTTCCATAATACCAAGTTTAGGATTTTTTGTATCAATTACTTTATGATAATATAATCGACCATCAACATACCATCGTCTAAAAATGTCATGACCTTTTGTATCAAAATCTAAAAGTGATAATGTTTCATCAAAACACTTTCTTATTTCGTCTTTAACATTTTTCTTATAAGGTAGTTGGTCAAGTATAATAGAAACTGCTTGGTCTCTTTCATTTGATATAATTGATTCATTCACAATATCTTCTATTGCGCTGTCGCATTCAGGTTGTTGGGATACGTCACGATATCGTTTAACTAAGTCATATTCACTTTTGTCTCTTCCGTCTGTATCTAATACAGTTGCGAAGTGACCTCCACCTGAAATTTCGACTGTGCCGTCATCAGGTGAAGGTTGTGTGAATTTCTGAACGCTATCGCTGTCTTTAATTCTTTCGAATTTAAATCCGAATAATTCTGCCATAATATTTACTCCTATACGCTTTATTTATAAGAGGCTGTAAGCCTCCTCAAATTAACTTAGAGTGAAAGCATTAAGACCTTGAGATACAAAGTGTTGATATCTCCATGTGACTTCAAATTCCTCAATAGCATTTGTTGTTTCATATGACAAGTCAATCTGTGCGATTGTCTGTGGATATGCGTTAACAAATCTATATGTTTTTAGAATTGTGTCGTCTCTGTCTAATTGCTCTACTGTCAAATCAGTTTGATAGTCACCAAGTTCTGTAACACCAGTGTTACCTGCTAGGTCATTGATTCCGTTCATCCAACGCTCAATTGCATTCCTTACAGAAAAGTCTGTATCATTAATGAATGTAGTTGACCATGTTTCGAACTCTCTATCACCTGCGATGTAGATGTTTCTTCCTCTGAAAGGCACAGGTATCTCGCCAAGTGTTTGACCTGGTAAGTTTGATGCCTTTGCTAAAAATGAAGTTTTTCTTGAATCTAAACCTATTGCAATGCCTGGTGGTGGTGTTATAGTTACTCTAAATTGGTTGGCTCTTGCGCCAGCTCCAATTAAATTTGCTTTAAAGTCATCTATGTTTGCCATTATACCGCTCCTGCTACTTCAGTAAACGCTACACCAGTTCTTGTTGCAACGAAGTTTAGTTGAATGAAGTTGATAGCTCTTGCAGGTTTAACAAAAATATCTGCAACGAATTCATTTCTATCAATGACTTCGCCAGTATTATTTGATGCATCTGCTACAACAGAAAAGTCTGTAATTCCTCTTCTACCTTGAACATCTCTTAGGAAAGGTTCTACTAAGCCTCTAAACTGAGCTCTTGTAAATTCATCATTGAATTCAAAGAGTTGGAATTTAGCTGCAGTTGCGATTGCTTTTTCTAACAAGATAAACAATCTTCTAACATTGATTCTATCGAATGCTGAAGGTTGTGATAATGCTGTCTTGTCTCCGAATAAAAGCACACCTTGACCTGGTTGATTGATAACTGGGTTTACTCTTGCTCTGTATAGTCTATCTCTTTCAGATTGATTTGGATTGAAAGCAAGTTTAACTGCTCCTCTAATTCTACCTCTGTTATATCCAGCAGGTGAGAAGAAAGAATCAGCAACTTGGTCTGTTCTTGCACAAGTTCCAGCAACATCACCATTTAATGGTACGAATCGGAAAGTATCATTGTACTTGTCGTACATATACTTGTAACCTGAATCTAAAACCATAAAAGATGAACTTGGAAGTGTATCTGCATCAGTAGTAACATTATCTGCAGCATCAGTTGAGTTTGTTACTCCAACCACTGCACCTCTTCTAGGTGAAACAAAACATAAACAATCTTTTCTAGTTGTTACAATGTCGTTAAGCATTGTTGCATGAGTAGTAACGCCTGCTGTTGTATCAGCAACTATTGATGATGGTCCGCCTAAAATTAAGTTTACATCTTCTAATGCGTCATCTTGGAATTTCTCATAAGCAACTTGAATTTCTCCAGCAGTAACAGCGTAATCATCTGTTCCACCAGTTAAATTATCAACGACAGGTGCGATAACATCTGTAAATGCAGTTGTGCCTGTTAAATTAGTTCCCCAATTTGAACCGCCTGAAATGTGGTCAGTCCAATAAATTTGAGTTGAATTAGCGTAAAGAAAATCTGGGTAGTAAATTGAAGAACCAGATTCGTTCTTTGCGTTTAAATGTTTGGATAAGTTTCCGAAACTTTCAATAACCGAGTTAGTTCTATTACCAGCAGCTGAATTTGCAAAACCTGTTATTGAACCATCTCTGTCATAAACAACAACATGTAACTCATCATTTGTTCCTCTTTGATTTGATGTTGCGTATGTTGATGTACCTGGGGCACCGTTAAATAAATCATAAAACTGCCAACGTCTTTTAATGTATGAGTTGTCAGGTATTATATTATGAACACCACCACCATTTGGATTATCTTTTTGTCTAATTGTTAATGTGTCTGTTGAAATAGAAACGACTTCATACTCTTTACCATTTTCGCCACTTACAGGTGTTGTACCGGCTGAATCTGTAAAGAATGAAATTAAATCGCCAACATTAATTACATTGCTTGTTAAATCTGCATCATCAACTTCAATTGTTGTTGAACCTGCAGCATCTTCTCCAACTGTTAAGTTGGAAGCTGATAATACTTGTTCGTATGCTGTTGCACTTGGGCAAAGCGAAACTCCTAGTGAGTTACCCCATGTTCC